CTTCCGCTCGCCGGTGAACAGGCGGGGGGAGCTGATGGCGGTGATCGCCTTCCAGTTGTCGCTGTTGGCCCCGGGCTTGGTCTTCCGGGGGATGGAGTTGTAGAAGGGCGACAGCAGCGGGACGAGCTGCTTCGCCGGCGCCTGGAGGTTGTACCCCACCAGGCCGGTTCCCACGCTGATCGCGCGGGTCAGCTTCGGGTCGGCGAGAGCCTCCCGGGCCGCCTGCATCGATCGCTGGATGGTTTCTTGGGTGATCTGTTGCGCATTCATGGACTTGGTCTCTCCAGAGCCGGAATTCAGGTCCTCGTACCCTGTCCGGCGGGCGAGGCCCCGGGAGCCAGCAGCGCTGCAGCACGCAGCACGAGCTGGGTCTTCAGGGCCGGGTCAGTCATCGTTTCCGCCATACGCTGAAGCTCTCCGCTCACGGTGACGCGGTCGGCGGGTGTTTCGGTTCCGGCCAGGGTCTTGGTGACCGGGGCGGCCGGTGCGCGCCCGATCGGTGCCGGCTGCGACGCGACCTGTGCCACTCGTTCGTCGATGGAGGCGATCCGGGTCACGAGACCCTTCACCTGCTCCGCGACCTCTCCGAGTGTCTGGAGGACCTGGTCGTTGCCGGTAGGACTGGAAACTCGTTCGATGGGGGCGGCCGCCGGCGCCGCGGTGGCGGCGGGAGCCGGGGCTGCAGCTGCAGGGGTACGCGCGGGCGCGGGGGGCCTGGCGCCCGTGGAGTGCCGCAGGCCGACCTCCTGGGGGCTCGGGAAGCCGGCCCTCTGGATCGGCGGAGGCGTGGCGCTGGCCAGCCTCTCCTCCTCTGTCTCTCCAGGCCGGCAGGCTCCCGCGCTGCAGGCGCCGCCCATCTTCATGGTGGCGTCGCACAGGGCGTGGCCGAGGTCGTGCATGGTCGCGACGTTGCCCTTCATCTCCTCCTGGCCCATGAGGCGCTCGAGCTGGCCGCGGCTCAGGACCTGGGGGAGCTGGGTGAACCGCTCGAGCTCGCCCTGCGCGAGACGCTCGGCGGAGTTGGTGAGGGAGGAGAGCTGCTCGCCGAGGCGGGACCCGATGAAATCCAGGATCGACTCGGCCGCCGTCGTGAGAGCGGCCACGTCCGCCTTCGAAGCCTCGGGGACATCGGACATTCCCGGGGTCGAATACATGACGCTCGAGATCGCCTGGCATAGGGCCGCCAGCGCGGTCAGGCTGGGCAGGATGGTGTACTCCTGCGATTGACAGGCCCGGAGGATCTCCGGCTCGACCAGGCGCAGGATTTCGCCGAAGCGGGCCGAAGCCGAGTCCGTCTTCAGGTTTCCGGAGAGGAGCTCGACGCCCTCGCCCAGGGAGACGGCCTCGATGTCCGAGAAATCCTTCACGGCGCGCTGCTCGATCTCGAAATGCGTCGCGTTGGGGGCGACCTCGGGGACGGCGCGGACCAGGAAGTCGTGCGCGCGCGCCCAGTTGACGGCGGTCCCGGGCATGAACTTCTGCGCATCGAAGCGCAGGGAGACGGCCACGCGGGCCATCGCCGGCGTCGACGGAGCGGCCGGTGGGATGACCGGAACAGGGGGCGCGGCCGCGGCGGCCGGGGTGACCTCCTCGGGAGCGGCCGCGGGCGGTGCAGCTGCAGGCGGCTCAGGGGCGGCCGGTGTCTCGGGGGGCGCCGGATCCTCCGCACGCCGGAAGAGCGTCATCACGGCCCCAGGGCAGGACGGCTTGTCGGCCAGGGACAGCTCCTGGACCGTGAATGCCGGGACGGTCTCGATCAGCTTGCCATTGCGGCGCTCGAAGACGGACGGCGCGGTCTGGAGCACGCCGTGCGAGAACCCGGTGTAGACGCGGGCCTTGACCTTCTCCCACTCCTTGTCGTCGGCGACGAAGGCCCCGACGTAGATCCCGCGCTTCTCCTCGTCGGGCTCGCAGGCGATGACCTTGCCGGCGGCGATCTTCTGGTGCATCGCGCGCAGGTTGCCCTTGCTCTCGCCGTCGGTCAGGCGTTCGAAGTTGTCGTTCCACTCCGCGTAGGCCTTCTTGCTGGCCTCGAAGGGGAAGACCGTTCCGAAGGTGTCGACCTGGTCGGTCGTGGCGTAGCCCCAGACCTCGCGCTTCTCCTCGTCGATGCGCGTGATCGGGATGAACATCTGGCGGGGGATGGGTGCGCCGTCCGCGGTGGCGAGAGCTGCCTTCGGTTTCATCGATCTCTCCGTGACCCCAAAAGAAAAGGGCCTGTCGAGGTGTCGGCCCCGACAGGCCCTTGAATCTTTTGGTCTCGGTTGTGAGAGCCGCTGCGCTGGCCGGCGCCGCGGCGGAACTACGTCTCCGTCAGTCCGTCATGCGGCCTCCTCGGCCGCTTCTACATTCGGCGCGAAGTCCCGGCGGCAGTGGGGATGCCCGACCGGGTACTCGTTGAACTTGTCCAGCGTCCAGGTCTCCCCGTTCACGCCGCGCTGCCCGTCGTCGTGCCCGTCCTCGAGGCAGCCTGGCCCGTCCAGGACCGTTCCAGTCTCGACGCCGGCGGCGCGGTAGGTCTCGGCCGCTCCCTGGTTCACCGCGATTGCCACCTCGGTCCGGGCGATCATGTCGGCGCGGGTGTCCCAGATGGCGCCGCTCTCGAGCTCCGCGGCGAGCTGCTTGCCGGTCCAGCCCTCCTCGGTCGCCTTGGCGACGACGTCGTGGATCCGCTGGCGCACCGTCTTGGACACGGCCCACTCGGCATTCGGGTTTTTCACCAGGGTGCCGTCCTCGAGGCGGCGCATCCCGACGAGCTCGGCCGCGCGCTCCTCGGCGTAGGCGGTGGCAGCCTCGTCCAGGAGGCCGAAGGAGACCCCCTCCCCCGGGATCTGCTGCTCGGCGAGCGTCCCCCCCTCGGCGAAGGCGTCAGCCAGGCGAGGCTCGACCTTCCCCTGGAAGACCTCCCACTGCATGGCCTTGTCGATCTCGTCGTCGGGGGGCTGGCCAGCGCCCGACTCGTCGCCGGCGGCGCGCTCCTGGGCGGGCTCCTGGTAGTAGCGGAGGGCCAGGGCGGCGATCTCGGGGGCCCGGTCCTTGAAGTGGGCCAGGGCCTCAGCGCGCAGGCTCCGCTCGAGCCGGATCCGCTTCCTGGCCTGCAGGAGGGGCCGGCGCGCCCGGGCGAGGACGTGGAAGCCCCACAGGACGTCTTCCCTCGAGGAGGCGTGCTGCAGCCATTCGGAGAGCGCCAGGCGCACGGCGCTGGGGATGGCGGTGGTCTCGAAGGCCCGGCGCGCCCGACCCTTCTCGACGTCCTTGAGGGCGACCTTGCGCCAGCGCTTCAGGTCATCCTGGGCGGCGCGCGCGAGCCCCGGGATGGCCAGGCGCTCGGTGACGGGAGCGTCCTTCTCCTTCCCCTTGGCCGGCGGGTCGCCCGCGGCGGGGTCCTCACCGTCCCCCGGCGGTGTGGCGTCCGGGGCCATCGCCTGGCGCTGCTCGTCGCTCAGAGCCTTCTTCCCTTCGGACTCCCGGACCTCGTCCTCGGTGTAGATGCCCAGCTCGACGTACTTCGCGTTCTTCTCGAGCTGCAGGCGCTCGTCGGCCTCTTTCTCCTCTTTCCAGATGAACTCGATGCCCTCGAACCCCAGGAACTCCTCGATCTCCTGGTTCAGGATCCCGGCGATGAACCCCTTCCGGACCTTGGTGCCCGAGTCGGATTCGCCGGCGTCGGCCTGCTCGCCCGTGGCCCGGTTCATCATCTGGACCACGGGCAGCGGGGACACGTTGAAGGCGGCATAGATGTCGCGCTTCAAGGCTTCGTCGAACTCGCGGGACCAGGTGTCGTGGCCCCGGGGGTTCTCGAGACCGGTCCCCTCGCCTCCGGCCATGAGTCGGAGCCTCGATCGGAGCTGAGGATTGCCCACCAAGAGCTGGTCGAGGATGGTCTGCGCCTGGTCGATCTGTTCGGGCGACCAGGTCTCCGGGCATTTCCAGAAGGCCTCGGGGACATTGCCCTCGGTGTAGAAGCCGAGGTAATGCAGGTAGCGTCGCACGTAGAGGTTGATCGTGGGGATCAGCCGCTCGATGGGGCCTTCCCCATACGGCGTCCACGTGCGCGGGAACATCGGCTTGTAGACGAGCTCGGCCTTCGCCACCCGATCCGGCTGGAATGGATCGGGCGTGTGCCAGGGCATCGTGAACTCGGACTCGACGCGGCCGAACCCCACCTGCTGGTACGCGGGGAAGGGCGGCGCCGGCGGGATGCCGTGGAAGTCCACCAACGGCTTGATCGTCGAGCCGTCCAGGATCAGGAGCGCGTGCGGCGTGCCGTCCATGAGGCGCTGGCGATAGATGGAGAGGGCGTCGATGACCAGGACCTCGTCCATGAGCATGGCCAGCCAGGCCTGAAAGTCGTGGTGGCGGTCGGGCCGTTTCAGGAATTCCTTCACCTCGGCGATCGCGCTCGTCTCTGATTGGCTGTTGTCGTCCTTCGCCTTCACGTCCCATCCGAAGCCGAGGACCTCGCCCTTGACGTCCTGCATCGCATTCTTCACGGGGTCGCAGATGGAGGCGAGGTTGCGCAGGATCTGGAAGGGGGTGAGGCCGCCCGTCTCCCCGCGCGGCGTGAAGGCCAGGTTGTAGCCGGCCCAAGGGAACCACTGGCGCGGCTCGGTGCCAGTCGGAAGGGCGGGCTTGAGCGGCTGGCCAGGCGGCAGCTCGCGCCCGGTGAAAGGATTGTCCGCGCCGCCAATCGGCCGATTGTCCGGCCCGTAGAGGATCGGAGCCAGGGCCGTCTTCACGTTGAGCGGGGTCTTCGAGATCGCCTGGCCTGGGTTCAGGGCGGGGCTCACTTCGGATTCTTCTCCGCTTCCTGCATGCGTGCGAGCTGGCGCTTCATCATCTCGATGTACGCCGCGGCCCCCGAGGTCGCGGACCCGACTGCAATGAGGAGGGCCATGACGATGTCATCTTTCGCGCCCGCTGGCGCTCCGAACGTCCACGTCTGCGTCTTCGGGTTCTGCTGGGACTCGTAAACCGTCAGCTCATTCAACATCGCCGCGATCTTGGGGATTGTCAAGCCGCCCTTGTCCAGGCGGTTCAGGACCTCGAAGACCGCGGTCCTCTTGTTCAGGTTGTCCGTCTCCCAGCCCTGCACCTTCTTGTAGAGCCTCGCCACCTCGTTGAAGATGACCAGACCGAGCCCGTTCTTCTCGACGACGATCTGCGGCTCGTTCCACAGCTGCTCGTCCCCCTTCTTGCCGGCGGAGGTCCTCCACAGCTTCGAATACTCGACGATCTTCGCCGGGAGGCCGGTCGTGTCCCCAGGGCGGTCCCGGTAGTAATCGCTGATGCTGAAGCAGTTGAGGCAGAGGGGTGCGCCGACGGTGTAGTCCGACGTCACGCCGATGTCCCAGGCCACCAGGTAGGAGTGCCCGGGGTGCGGCGTCTTGTCGGGGGCGATGAGCTTCCCCTCCTTCTCGAGCTTCTTGACCACGGCCCCGAAGATGCTCTTCTCGGGGACCGCCCAGTCCGCGTCGTACAGGCGGGCGAACTCGAAGGGCTGGAGGGTGCGCCGCTCGTTCTCGATGAAGTAGACGTAGCGGACCTGGTTCTCAGGGGAGAGCGCGTCGTGCCGCGTCTTCCAGGTCCACTTGAGGACGTCCCAGTAGCCCTCGCCCTTCTCCTTCTCCTCGGTCGCCTGCTGATGCAGCAGCCAGAACTCGGAGCCCGAGGCGGCTGGGTTGCCGATGTACCTGGCCGGGCCCAGGTAGGCCGATCGACGCGAGCTGATGATGGCGCGCGCGGCCGAGGTGAGAAGGCCCGCCTCGTCGACGACCAGGCCGTAGATGGAATCCCCCTGCAGGTTGGCCGGGTTCTTCCAGGACCTGCACTCGATCCGCGCCCCGTTGATGAGGCGCAGGATCATCTTGCCGTCGGTGAAGCCCTGGCGCCCGGGCAGGAGGATTCCCGCCGACTGGGCGATGCGCTTCATCGTCTCGTAGCCGTTGTTGGCCTGCTTCTTCGTGGGGGCGCACCACCAGTTCAGAGTCCCGGGGTGCTCCCATGCGGTGGCCAGGAGCCAGCAGGCGCACGCGAAGGTTTTCCCGATCTGCGTGGCCGAGACGATGACGAGCTCCCAGGCGCGGGAGCTGACGAGCCTGACCTGGTAGGGGAAGAGCGGGGGTAGGACGAACTCGACGACGTTCCCGGGGGCTACCTCTTGTCGTGGAGGAGTAGCTGGCGGAGCCGCTCGTGCCACCCGAGGATCCAGGCGCGGACGGCGCGCTGCTTTCTCAGGCCGGCCATCGTGATCTCGGCGCACCGATCGCACACGTCGGTGCCCTGTGTCCGCTCGCCGCGCGCTTGCTCGTCCGGGAGGTCTCGGCGACACTGCCGGCATCGGCTATCCCTTGGCCGGGGCATCGCCGCTCTTCTTCTTCAAGGGGGGAGCCAGGGCCGACTCGCCGGTGGAGAGCGTGCTCTTGAAGATGGTGCCTTCCGCGAAGCTGTCGCCGACGATCTCGTGACGGTCGGTGAGGCCCTTCCACTTCCCGACCTGGATGAGCATCTGGACGTCGCCCGCCTCGCAGGCCTTCTTCACCTTCTCGAAGAACCAGGCGTCGGGGAGCTGCTCGTCGAGGCCCTGGCGCAGGAGGATGGTCCGGTTGTTCTGGCGTCCAGCTGGTCGGCCGGCGCCCTCGCGCTTCCCCCCCCGCCCCTTGCCCTTGCCGCTCCCGCGCTTAGCCATCCCTCACCACCACCGGGGGACGTCGAGGGCCTGGCCATCCTGGATGTCGAGGCAGAGCTCGCAGCCTGGCGCTGTGCACTTGACGTAGCCGTGCGCGGTGACGCGGCCCGTCGTCGGGACCCACAGGCTCACGCCATCGCCGAACTTCAGGTGGTGCAGGCAGCGCGGGCATTCGAAGGTCAGGTTGACGATCGTGCCGGCGTCATCGCGGAGCGGCGTGCACAGGACGCGGCGGCCGCGGTACGAGAAGCTGATGCAGATCGGGAAAGCGATGGGGCCAGGAGCGGGAGGGGGGGCTTCAACCTCGAGGGGAACGACCTGAGGCGGCTCGGGTCTTTGCCTGATTGACAGGCGCTGGGTCCGGGCCATAGAAGGGGGCCTGTAAGGGTTGGGGCCCCCCAAGACCCCCGTCTATGTCTCTGAGAATCGGTCGCTTGCGCGGCGCCCGACGACGCGTGGGAGTAAGTCTACAGGTCCGTCCCCGCGCCTTCAACATCGGGGTTTTACGGGGCGGGTGTCAAGCGGATCAGTGGGGGCTGTGCTCTCCGGGCGGGAGGGACATCTTTGATTTCCAAGGGGACGGGGGTTGATATTTGATCAAACGCCCTGCGCCCTGGCGCGCCGCCGCTTCTTCACCGGTGGGAGCGGCTCGCAGCCGGGCAGGTGAGCCGTCCTCACCGCCGGGCCCGGGAGGTCCTCGATCTCGAACCAGGTGGATGGGGCGATCTCCTCGGGCGGGATGGCCAGGCGCTGCACCGGCTTCTCCAGCTCGAGCAGATCGGGCTCGTCGTCCACGAACCATCCCTTCTTCGCCATGATGTCGATGATGGCGGCGCAGGAGTAGTAGACGTTGCCGGTGTCGAACTTCCGCTCCTTCGTGGTCATCAGGCGCACGATGGTCAGGCGGCGGGGACCGACCGCGCGCTGTCGCTCGTCCGGGTCTGGGATGGCGATCCACCACTCGCGCTGCAGGGCCTTGAAGCAGAAGAAGGCGCGGTTGCCGTAGCTCGGCGTCAAGGTATTTTTATAAGGGAGGCGGAGAGGGATCCTTATCTGGATCTTCATCAGCTCTCGTCGCCGCGCCGGGCACGCCTACGCCTTCGTATTTCAGTCCATCCGGTCTTGTGGTAATAGGCCAATGCGTAGAATCGGGCGCAGGCCATGCAGCGCCGCGTGTTCCGGCTCTTGGGCGTTGAGATCATCTTCACGTTGTCGCCCGAAAGCTCGTGCCCCCTGGAACAGTGCGTCTTCCTTTTGTTCCTCGCTGAGAAGCCTTCGCCCCGCAGAACATTCTCGGCCGTCGTCACGGGCTCAAGATGTGTCGGGCCTACGCAGCGCCTCACCCTGCAAAGGTGATCCAGATCAAGCCCAGGTGGAATCGGTCCGATGACGGCTTCGTAGACGACTCGGTGAGCGAGCTTCCCTTGATTGCCATCGCAGAGCGTCCATCGTCCGTAACCCAATGGATCAAGAGTGCCCGTCCAGATCCAGCAGCCAGTTGTCGCATCGAGGATGATCGGCCAGTGCTCCGTCCAGATGGCGAACGGTTGCCCTGCCCACGAGCGCGGTTCAAGCGTGGCGATGCAGCGCGTACTCAGATCGATCATCAGTTCCTCCTCGCTGCATCGTTGCGCTTCCAGCTCCCGTCCTTCTGCACGACGTACTCGGCCCCGTCGCGCATGACCATCGTCGTGCCCGGCCGGCCGACGCGGAACTGCTTCTGCAGCTGGCGCATCCTGTCGAGGCTGATGATTCGGCGCGGCTCGAGCTTGGGCGTCGGGAAGTATTCGACGGAGGCCTTCGGCAGCGGGGCGCGCCGGCGCCAGCGGCCGCAGAGGGTCTGGAGCCAGGGACAGAGCCTCACGCGCCCTTCACGAGCGCGACGGCCTCGGCCTCGTAGAGGTAGACCGCGACGCGCGGCTCCTTGGCGACGTAGCGCAGGACGTACCGATCGATCTCGGGCTTTGCCTGAATGAGGTCGTTCACGACGTCGTCGATGGTGCGGTAGACCCGGGGCATTCGGAGATCAAGCGTCTCCGGCGGCGGGTCGGCGACGCGGGCCTGCGGATGAGACACGATGCGGCCATGCCTCCAGATGGTGACGGGAATCAGAGGGCGATCGGCACCGCTCACTCGGACGCTTTCGAGCAATCCCTTGCGCGGCCGGCGGCGGCGGAAGAAGCGGAGGAGTTTCATTCGCAGACTTCACCCGCGTCCCAAACCGACTCATCGGGCCAGGCGATTCTCTTGGGGCAGTCGTACCAGCAGGTCTTCTCGCTGGCGTCCGCGAAGCAGAGATGCCACTTCTCGATCACCGCGGAGCCGACCGGCGGCGTGATGGACAGGTCGATCTCGATGCCCTCGCCGTCGCAGGGCTGGCAGAAGTACGTCGGCAGCACGATGACGAGGCGGGGCCGATCGTCATGGCAACCGAGAGCGGCCAGCGCGATGGCGAGGACGATCAGCCGGCGGTTCACGCCTGCGCCCCGCGGCCGCGCCCCCGGCCCTTCCTCCCGGCCGGCGGCGGCGTTCTGGCCAGGTCCTGTGGCTTGATCGCCCTGTTGTGCATCTCCCGCTCCTCGGCTTCCTCGATCTCCTCGGAGACGAGCTTCGCCTTCACCGTCTCCTCGACGTCGAGCGTCGCCTCGTGCCCGTCGACGGCGTAGCCGGTGATGCCCTGCTCCTTCATGGCCTGCAGGAGGTGGGCCTTCTTCTCGATCTCGACCTTGGTCAGCTCCATGCGGGCATCGCGGGCAGCGACGTAGTCCTCGATCGCCTGGTGCACCGATTCGATGACCTTGGGCTTCATCCCGGGCAGGTGCGTCTGCTTGGCGCGCGCCGATGGAGCGAAGGCCTCGGCGACCTTCTTCGCGCGCCGGGCCACCGGGTTGCCGTGAACGATCTCGATGTCGGGGTCCTTGCCGTTCGCCTTCATCGTGTTCCTCCCTTTGGGTGATTTGCAGAGACAGATGTTTTCGCGGGCCGTCGAGTGGTAGCAGCCCACGTCAGCATCACCGGGAAACACCTTGCCGAGGTGGGCGTGCTGGCAGTCTGGGCAGTTCTCAGGGCTCGGCTTGCTCGGGGGCGGCTGGGCGATCATGCGAACCTCCGTCTCGCCCGGACACCGTCCCCGATTCCCACGGGCTTCGGCGGCGCCGGCAGTAGCCGCGGCTGTCGCTCCTCCGCCGTCCGGCTCCGATTCCAGCGGTGCAGGTCGATGTCGTACCGGAGGTGACAGCGGTTGCACATCGCCCGCAGGTTGTCCGGGCCACAGTCCAGATACCCGTCAGGCATGAGCGTTGAGTCCAGGTGCGCGACAGTGAGCATGACCAGGCCCTTCGCCCAGGTGGCCGGCATCCCGTCGCGCTCAAGGCAACGTCGCGGGCCTGGCGTCGTCCGGTGCAGACCACATTGACCCGAGCATTCGCAGCGACCACCGGACCGCGCCCGGATCAGGACCGAGATCATCGGCCAGTCGGGCGGGTAGGGCGGCTTCGAGGTATCGCTCAAGAGATCACCCCGCATATCTGGCGGTGCAGCCGTGCGATCCGCCGCGCGTTCGATCTCCTGCATTTCGTCCGTGCGATCTGGAGCGCCGCTCTCTTGAGTCCGAGCGCCTTGGCAATCCTGGCCTTCGACCAGCCGCGCGCGCGGATCTCTTCGATGCGCTGCCACGTCAGGGTCGCATCGACGAGCGCACCATCGGCCAGCGCCCAGCGGCCCACTTCGAGGATCCGCAGGCCTGTCTGCCGGCGGCACCGGCGACGTTCACCAGATCGGATCTTCATCACAACAGTGCGCGAGACGCGGGCGATCCGCGCCACGGTGCAGCGGCCGATACCCATGGCGGAGAGCGCGTGAATATGCGCGCGCGCCTTCGCCGCGGAGACGATGTCGTTGCGCTCGCCGGCACGTACCCGAGCATCGCAGCCCGTGTTGTAGCGGGAATTGGCCGCGCGGCAGGGGACACACTGACACCCGCCCATGTAGCGGATGCGCGTCCCGTGCGGGTGACGCGGGCCGAGAATTTCTGCAGGAGGTAGGGTCGCTGGCCTCACGGTCAGTCGCCCTCCCGGATTTGCGGTTGCGTGCAGAGCACGAGCCCGCCCATGCGCGTGCAGTCGATCGACCCGCAGTAAGCGCATGCCGGGTACGGATGGAGCGAGCTACAACGGCTGCACAGGTCGTCCTCGACCCAGCGGCAGCCGCCCTCGCATGCCTCCTCGTCGGTGCAGCCGCAGACCGCGCACATGCGGGGATGGAGAACGGGGGTGCTCATGGCTTCACCTTGGCAGCACGTCGGCGGCGTTCCATTTCCAGCGGCCACGCCCTCAGGTCAGCAGCGAGCAGCGGATACTCCCTCACACACGCTCGTTCGTAGGCTTGAAGCGCCGTGATGGCGAACGGATCGTGCGTCAGGTCAAGCACGAAGTATTCGCAGCCGTCGTGCTTCTCGCCGGGCAGGCTCTTGCCGTCCGTGCGCTCAATGTGAAACTTCCCGTAGAGTCCTCGCGTCTTGTCGCCCATTACTTTTCCTTCTCGGCGGTCATGGCTTCACCGGGATCGTGATGACGGCGGACGAGGCGATCCGCGTTTCGAGCGCCTGCCTCATCCGCGCATCGATGAGTGGATCTCCCGATAACTCGGTCACGCCGAGGGTGATGAACGCGAGGACCTGGGCTCCATCCTCGCTTCGTCCACGCCAGACGCGGGCCGGTGGCGGTTCCGCGACGATTTCGGCGGTCGATTCGAGCGTGATCCGGACGGCGCGGCTCACGGCCTGAACCCCGTCAGCGACAGGAAGTGCCGTCCGATGATGCGAATGTGCTGCGCCGCCTCCGACCGTGACGGGAAGCCGAGCCAACCGAACCACGCGCGCTGACGGCGGCGTCGCGGTGGCCTGGCTGGACGGTGAATGGCGGGCGTCGCGGTCGTCTCTCCGCTGACCGCGGTATCGATGGGGTTCTCTGCCGGCGGTGGCGCCGCCCAGGGCCTCTCAGGTTTCATTTTCTGAATCGTGTCGTTGTCCATCAGGCTGCCTCCTTCGGTTGCGGTCTCTTCACGAGCCCCAGTGCGGCGAGGTCCTTCTCGAAGAGGACCTTGCAGCGGTGCACGCGGAACTTCCCGTCCGTGGCGATCGGGATCGCCGCGATGTCCGCTGCCGTGAACTCGACGACGAGAATCCGATACCCCTCGCGCCAGCTCTGCATCGCCCAGTCGAGCGTGCAGAGGTTGATCCCCGCCGCGCACTGCACGCGCTCGTCGGTGTTGGCCATTTCCACCTCGACGCTATCGCCCACGGCGTAGGCCAGTCCGCCGTTGAAAGGCCCGATGCCTTCCGCCGTGACGAGCTTGTAGGCGCGGATCGGACCGGGCTGCTCCAGGAGAATCCGCAGGGGCGTGCAGCGGTTCGGATCGATCCCCTTGGCCCCGACCAGCGAGGCCCCGTCCAGCGAGGCCCCGTCCAGCGAGGCCCAGTTCAGCGAGGCCCCGACCAGCGAGGCCCGGTTCAGCGAGGCCCCGACCAGCGAGGCCCCGTCCAGCGAGGCCCAGTTCAGCGAGGCCCCGTCCAGCGAGGCCTTCTGCTTGACTGCCATCTCGACGGCGAGCTTCAGCGACTCCGTCTCGCAGCTGAACAGCACGCCGCCGTCGAACCAGGACTTGATCTCGAATTTCATGAATCCTCCAGGTCGTCGGTGTATGGCAGGTAACTTCGGCGGACGGCAGGCGCCGCCTCGCCGATGGGACGGAGATCGTTCGGCTTCGACAGCCTGGTCGGCTGGGGCGGTGGAGGAGGCCATGGTTCCCCGGGGTCCACACGAACGAGCGGAACTAGAGCCGGATCCTTCGCCTCCGCGTCCAGCCTCTCCCGCTCGATCTCCAGCTCCTCCCGGGGGCCGTCGTCCACGCGCCGCAGGATCGGCAGGTGGCGGATGTAGAAATCCCTCGGGGCAAGCGCCGGGGCCCCGAGCATGCCCATGTACCACTCGCCCCGCCGCGGCGGCCGCTCCTCGCCCGTCTCCTCGAAGCGCATCTCGGCTGTGACCTGGCTCATTCCCCGCTCCCTGGAATTCCGTGCACGCCGTCGAGACGCAGGACCTCCACCATGACGCGCTCTGCCGCGTCTTCCTCGCCGCCGTCGACCAGGACCTGGACGGCCCGCACCAGGTACGGGCGGATCGCCGGGTACTGCTCCGGACTGCACGCCACGCGCTTGCCCTGGTAGGCGGTGCGCACGGCCTGGCGGGAGACACGCACGCGCTCGGTCATGCTCGACCTTCGCGCGAGGTGACGGCGCGCGGCCTACTCCTGCACTCATCGCAGGGACCGGCGCCCGCCTCCACGGCGCACGAGTTGCAACACCACCAGAGCCTGGATTCGAGCTTGCGCTTGGCGCATCCTGGACACCGCCACAGACGCCAGCGCGCCCCCGGCCCGTGGCAACGCGAGCATGGACGCGCGCCGGAAATCGCGGGCTCAGTCATGCGTCCTTCCGTGGGGTCGGCTGCCCGTCGGCGATGTGCAGTTCGGGGTAGTCTCGGGACGGCCTGATAGAGGAGGGGGGTAGGGGGGTAGTGCTCTTAATATCTGCTCTCTTCTCTTCTCCTCTCCTCTGCTCCGTCACATTTGCGCGCCACCTGCGTGTTCGTGACGTACTGCTATCTTCTTGGAACTTGAACCATTTATTCCATGTGACGGTAAACTCACCGTCACCAAAACCCACCCCCTTGTGACGCGACTTGCCGGGGGGGGTGTGACGCGACTTGCCGGGGGGGTGTGACGGGATTTCGCCACCGGCTGTGACGACCTTTTCATCCCCTCGGTGGTATTCCTCAACGACCATGTGTGGCAGCCTCCTGATGGTGGAAATCAGAGATTTGATCGGCACACCCATGGCGCTGGCCAAGACCTTGTTCTTGGCGGAGACGACGACCCGTCCACCTGACCCATGGACCTTCGTGTGGGCACCGAAAGCCGCCCATGCCCAACGCAGCGCCGGAGAGAGAGCGGTGATCTTGTCGTCCGAAAGAGCCGAGTGCCATAACTTGAACCACCGTTGCTGATCGGACACCACGCCCCCGCTAAATGAAGCGGTGAACTACCGTCCGGAGACCGAATCCCTCTTGAAGAACCGGACGCCAGCAAGGACCGGGAGTTTCCCCTCGGGGACCTGGCCAAGCCTCTCCTGGGCGCGCCCGGCATTGAGGACAAAGCCACGCCGAAGCTCGTACGCCTCGGGAAGCGCGACGATTAGCGCAGCCGGGTCCGTGACCTCGAAGTCGAGGACCTGGGGATAACTGGCGGCGCCGAAGTCGGTGCGCGTCGTCTTCGCCGGCTCGGCGACGGGCAGGGGCGCGACAACCTCCTCCGCGGCGGCCGCGGCGTACTCCACGGTCTCCGCCGGCGTGAAGTTCCCAGCAGCCTTGGCGTCCTCAGCTGCGCGCGTCTCGGCCTCCTGGCGCTGGCGCTCGACATCGGCCGCGATACGCCTGTTCTCCTCGTCGACGCGGCGCTGCTTCTCCTTGCGCCAGGCGAGGAGCTGCGCGTCGACGTACTTCACCGCGACGTCGATCGCGTCGGTGATCTTTCCGAAGGCGGCGTTGACCTCCTTCACGAACGCGTTGTGCGGCTGGACTTCCGTGGTCCTCGATTTCTCGGCGGTGCTCTCGTGACCCTTGAGGATCTTCCGCGCGACGATGGCGCGCTCCTCGGTCTGATCGTCCTTGACCGAGATGGCCTCGGCCGCCTTCACGGCTGCCGGGACGCGCGCCTGCAGCTCGGCCAGCTTGGCGGCCGTGTCGGGCGCCAGGTCGTATTTCGGGATGGGTGCGGGTTGGGTGCTCATGATGCGACGTCCTCCATTTTCGATTTGACCCAGGCGAGGATCTCCGCCTCGGTCAGAGTCCAGGAGTATCCGAAGCTGGAGACGAAGTGGCATTTGAATGGCTGGTGCAGGTGGAAGGCGAGACGATCGTCGCCGGTGGCATCGGCGAGGAGCGCGAGAGCTAACTGCGCCGGGCCGCTCCCGCTATAGCCCCACTCAAAGCCGGTCGGTGAGTGGTTCCAGAGATCGGTCCGGGGATTGAGCGTTGTGATGCGGGTCCCGACCTCAACCTGGACGCGCTGTCCACCTGCGCCTGCCCGCGTGCCGCTGTAGATCTTCATGCGACGTCCTCCTGCTTCCCGGCCGCGGCCACGCCGGCGATCTTCACTTCGGCGTACTCGACGTCCTTCACGACGTAGCCGCTGCGGAAGCGCTTCACGATCGAGACGGCGAAATCCCCGCAGATGGCGCGCATCAGGAAGTCCTTGGCCTTCGCGGCTTTCAGCTTGGCCTCGGGGATGGTGGCCTTCAGGCGCGACTTGATCCACTTGTCGTCTGCCTCGTACTCCTGGTGGGATTTCAGGTTCTGCGCCCGGCGCCTCAGCCGGTCGAGGAGCTCCGGGTCGTCCAGGAAAAGGGCCCCCTGCTCCTCGATCGGCGGCTGGCAGATCACCCCGAACGCCCAGCAGGTTCGGCAGGTCGTCGGGTCCTTGGCAAACGGCGGGGGCGTGCCGGCCTTGACTGCCGCGTCGACCTGCTCTCCGAGCTGCAGCGCCAGCTCGGCATCGTCCAGGTGGTCATCGAGCACGACCTGGATCGGCTTGAGCTTGCCCTGGCACGTGAGAAGGAGGATCCCCTCCGGGGCGCTGCGCTGCAGGAGGTAGACGAGGACCTGCCCGCGATACTTCCTGGTCCACCAGAAGTGCTCCAGGTCCTCGTAGGAGTCGATCTCCTCGAAGACGAAGTCCGAGACCTCCTTCGACTCGACCGGGACGCGCGCGCCGTCGAACACCAGGGCGAAGTCGATGATCCCGGTGTAGACGAGCCGGCCGTCGCGCTTGAACGCTTCGATGGGGGTCTCGACGTCCACGACCTCGAAGCCCAGGTCCTCGAGGTAGCGGCGCGCCGCCGCGGCCGCGAGCTTGCCGTCCGCCATGCGCTCAGATCCCTGGATGCCAGGGTCCCGGCGCGCCAGCGGATTCGTGACGCCGTAGTACATCTCGCGCGCGCAGTCGAAGTTGACGTCGCTGGCGATGGGGTTGCGTGGCGATACACGGCCGGCGGTCCTGGCCCGGCGCTTCTCGTGCTCCTTGCGCCAGAAATCCTCCCGGCGCGTGTTGAAGGTCTCGATCAGCTTCTGCGCTTGCACCGTCCTACCTCCCGCGCTACGATCAGCGCCTCTGTGCGTTCAGTAAGGGCCGGCCGGTGCTTCGAACACCGCCGGCCCGTTTCGTGTCTACTGGCCCTGCGGCGTGTCCCCGAAGACCTCGTGAACAGCCAGGGCCTTCTCCGCGAGCTTCACCTGCCATGCCTGGGTGAACCGCTCGTGGGAATCGAGACCCCGGAAGCCCTTGTCGTCCTTCTTCTTCGGGTCCGGACCGCGCTTCGTGATGTCCACCAGGACCTGCTTGGCTTCGCCGACGTTGCCCCCCGTCCGCCGGACGATCTCGTCCCACAGCGCCTTCGCGAGCTCAGGCACGCCTTCCTCCGCAACCTTTCCGGCCGAACGCTCGGAGGACGAGCCGTAGCCGCTGCCCTTGTAGCAGCGCTTGACGTCGATGCCGGCGGCGGCGAGCTCGGTCTCGGGGACCTTGGTGATCCCGATCGCCATCGCGATCGCTTTCTTGTCCAGGCCGGTGCGCAGGCAGGAGAGCAGGTCCTGCTCACGCGGGCCGCCGTAGCGCTCCTCCCGAGCGGCCCGCCCGATGAACTGGTCGTCGGAGCGAATCGAGAACGGGATCCCCTCGAGGATGTCGGTGCCGAGACGGACATCGCACTGCATCTCGAGAACGGTGACTTTCTTGTCGCCCTTCTGGATCTCGCTCGTGGTCGGCTCGCCCGGGCGGCCGTCCATGGAACGGTGATTGAAGACGGAGACGTTGAACCAGGGGCGGACACGAAGCATCGCGCTAGCGCGCGGGGTCGCGACCACGTGCCCCTCGTTGTCGCGCCAGAGCGTCCAGTCCTCCGGCTGGGTGAGCTTCAGCGCGAAGAGGCGCATCGTCTGGACGATCTTGAGACGGGCCGCGAGCATGCGCTCGACGTCCTTCTCGGTGATCCCGTCCTTCATGGTCAGGGCGTCCATCGTCGTGCGGCGGACCACGGTCTGGAGCTCGGTCTCCTCCTTCCGGATGTCGTCCGGCAGGGGCGCCAGCGGTGGCTGGTCCTCGAGCGTCGCGGTCGTGGCTCTCGGTTTTACTTCGGCTGCCATGGCCTTCTCCTTTCTCTCGAAAAGAGGCCCCGGACTGCGGACCTCGGTTGGATCGGATCGCTGCGTCACCAGTTCCCTCCGATCGTTTCTGCTTCCCCGAACGTGCAGGGGCCGCACATGCCGGTCGCCGGGACGATGGGCGATTGGCCGCACACCTCGCAGGTGCCGTTCCAGTCGGGCTCCATCTCATCGGTGCCCTGACCGAAACGACGGCCCTGTTGAGCGCGGAACTTCCTGGCCGCCTGAATCGCGAGGCGCTGCTTCTCGTTCCTGCAGCCCGGGGCGTGCGGGGTCTTCGGCCTGGCCGGCGTCACGCAGCAACCTCGGGTCGCGGTGCGCTTTCGATCCGCCCGCCGATGGTCTCGGGCGACGACGCAGCCGGCGGCATGCGGCACGTCCTGGCCACGCGCGGTAGAGCAGCACTTCCGCAGGTCGTTCATCGTCGCCCCCCATGAAAGAAGGGCCGCGTGTCGATGATCGGGACCTCGGTGAGAATCGAGCACGTCAGGAAGGACCCGGCGCCGCCGAGGACCAGCGCGACCAGGGCCAGGCGCAGGACGGAACGCCCGTGCCAGATCAGCCAGTCCACGACCGGGTTCTCGCTGCGCCAGGAGCTACGCAGGCCGCGGGCCCACTCCTCCTGGATCCGCTGCGCCTGGGACTGGACGCAGAGACGACGGGTCGGCCGGGGGACGGGAGCCGGCGCCGGACGGAGGGCGGGGGCGGCGCTCATCAGTTCACCGTCTCGGCGGCCGCGAAGCCAGCGGCGATCTCCGGCTCGCCGACCTCGCCCCATGCAGCGGCGATCTGCTGGTCGTACTTCCAGCGCGAGGTTCGGCACGTCAGGCAGTTGAGGTTGCCGAAGTTGACCGCCTTGCACTCGTCGCAAACGGGGTGCGAGTGGTCGCCCACGCGCGGGCAGGTGAGGAAGGGACAGGAGCCTCCGGGCGACGGTTTCAGATCGATGCGGCTCATGGGCGGGCCTGTCCGTTCGGATGGCAGCCGGTCCCGGACTGGTGCTCATGGATGGCGGCGATCTTCGCCAGCGAACCGGTCGAAGCTAGGACGCGGTGGATGCACGCGCCCTTCCACGCTGGGTTGTAGTAGCGGGTGTAGGCCATAGGCTTGCGCGTGGAATACTCAGGGCGCGGGAACACGCAGACCTCGTACAGCACAGGCTCGCGCTTCACGGCTTCACCTTGGCGAGCGCCGCGGCGCGGGGGCCGTACCACCAGCCGTCGTATTCCTTGGCCGCATGAAGCAGATCTCGTTTATCGCGTAACGTCGGCGCGTTGACTGGTTCCGGTGCGGCCTTCAGCGCAACGATCAGCAGGTCGCGGTCCTGGATGATTTGCAGCGAGCTCCTGCGCGCCGCGAGCTTCCCGATGCGGATCGCTTCGGAGGTTTTCAATCCATCACCCCGGCGGCGCGGAGCCGCTGCGCTAGATCCCCGCGATTCCAGGCAAGGAATCCGGCCACCTGGTCGGGGAAGCCGAGCCGCAGTCGATCCAGGTTGCCGTCGTCGGCGCGCTTGATTGCCTCCGACAGCGCTTGCTGGAAATCGCCGAGGAGGCGCCATTGCCAGCGCACGACCCACTTCTCGCCCTCGGTCCAGTCGGGCGAGGCGAGCATCTTGTGGACCGCCTCCATCATCTCGTCCATGTCGGCTCCCAAAGGCCGGCCCGGCTGCGTTGGGGAGTACCGGGCCGGCCCACAGCAGGCTGATCGCCGGTGTGGGCGGCGATCCGGAAGGCGGAGAGAAGCTGCGTTGGCAACGCTCCGGTCGTACCTTCCGCGGGGAGGGCGGCCCCCCGGGTCCGGTTGCTCCAGATGGAGCGCACGTTGAAAGCCCGCCGCCGAAACCAGGCCCGGGATCCTGACGGAGTCGGTATCCGGCGGCGGGCAGTCCCGCCTCTGGACTGTGTCCTCGTGGCGGGCAGGATGAATGCGAAGCCACGGCATTTCGTCGCGCCGCAGCCGGGCTTCACGGTCCCAGTTAGCTGACCTCCCGTGGTTAGCGGTTGGTTTGAAAAGCAAGCGCCGAGCGACAGGGATGAATGCGTACCGCCGACCCGTGTGGAGTACGAGGGGTCATGCTCGGGCCGGCGGCCTGTCGATGATCCGCGCCTCGCCCAGTTAAGGGGGCACGGTATTGCGGAGCGTCGCTCATGCGGACCGAGCGGCGCAAGAGGGGGGAATGCGGGGCACGCCAGAAGATGAACGGAAGGGATAATGCCTGAAACGCCATCTAGGCGCGACTTACACGGCGTCTCACCTATAGAAATCCACTGTAATCCTAGAGCGGCGCGGCTTTCCAGAGACGTAAGATATCTTATCGGACCCTGGCCCGAACGGCGCGTGTAACTGTGTCCTGCGGCTTCGGTTGCCACGAAAAGGTTACCCCTCGTATGTGAAAGGCTTGGCGGACGTGGATTCCAGAGACACGAAGGCCCGCCCGGAACGCTTAGCGTCAAGGCAGGCACACCGGCGAGGTGATGCCGCCACCGGGCGGGCCAGGTTGTCTCTATGTCGTGTGGTGCTCATGCATCACCTCGCCTGACGCCTATTTACGCCGACGCGACTCCCCTGTCAAGGGGATCCTGGAAAAGAATTCGCCGGGGGCCCCAGCGGACCCCCGGACCCTCCCGGGATGGCGTTGTCAGATTGTTGGCGTTCGGAGCGGAAAGTACGGCGAGAGCGTCAGGCGGTCAATGGGGGTGAAGACCCTAATCTCGGGTAGGGTGAAATTCCTGGTCTACGTGGTCCACGTACGTGGCGCTCACCACTCCCGCCTGAAACCAACCTTCGCCCGTGCGTCGTCCTGGGTGACCTCGGCCGAGAAGTTTACGTGCCGCCACAGGATGATCCCGCCCTCGCCGTAGACCCCGGGCGCCTGGTCGAGCACGGACCAGGTAGCCCCGCCCTCCAGGAAGGGCCGGAACCACCGGGGGCGCTCCGCCCGGGCGGCGACGAGCTGCGCGCCGAGCCTTTCGATAGCGACCGTGGACCGGACGGTGCAGCTCGTCGGCTCGCAGGTGTAGCCGTCGACGCACCAAGCCGGGCGGGCCCGGCAGTCCGGCTCTGCTCCGAAGGCGACCAGTCCGGCCAGGAGCA